AAAACAACGATAAGGTCACCGACAACATGCGCGCCGTAGTAGATGACCTTATGGCCGCCGTTAATAAGCGGGTGCTCTAATGTCTGTTTTAATTCCGATTGTCAGCGAATTTGACAGCAAGGGCATCGACAAAGCGTTAAAAGAATTTCAGCAGCTTGAGGGCGCTGGCGCTAAAGCCGGGTTCGCGCTCAAAAAAGCCGTATTGCCAGCCACCGCGGCTGTTGCGGGTTTGGCGGCCGGGTTGGGTGCAGCCACCAAAGCGGCTATGGAAGATGCCGCCGCGCAAGACCAGCTTGCTGGCGTGTTACGTCGTAGTGGTGCCGCAACAGATGAGCAGATTGCCGCCACAGAACGGTTTATTAGCGCACAATCGCGGGCCACGGCGGTGGCTGATGATGAGCTACGCCCAGCGCTTGCCAGCCTTGTGGTTGCGGTCGGAGAGGCTAATTACGCACAAGATTTGCTAGTTAGGTCGCAAGACATTGCGGCGGCGACCGGCGCCGATTTGGCAACGGTTACTGATGCTATGGCTAAGGCCGCCAACGGCAACATGAAAGCGTTGGCTGCGCTTGACCCGTCAGTACGTAACGCCATTAAGGGCGGCGCCGAATTTGACGAAATAATGCAAATGCTTGAGATACACACCGGGGCGGCGGCTGAGGCCGCCAACACCACGGCAGGCAAGATGAAAAACCTGCAAATTGGCATGGACGAGGCTAAAGAAAGCATTGGCGCGGCGCTGTTGCCGGTGGTCGAACAGATGATAAGCGCACTCATTCCGTTGGCTAATTGGGCACAGGAAAATAGCAGCGTGTTTCTGGTATTTGCGGGCGTGGTCGGCGGGCTGGCCGTTGCGGTGCTTGCGGTCAATGCGGCGATGAAAATTTATAACGCCACGCTCATCATTGTCAAAGCTGCACAGGCCGCGTTTAATTTTGTTATGGCAGCAAACCCCATTGGGTTGGTGGTCATTGCGTTGGCGGCGTTGGCGGCCGCTTTTGTTATTGCTTACAAACGGTCTGAAACGTTTAGGGAATTCGTACAAAAATTGTTTGACGCGGTTAAGACCGGTGTGGAATTCTCATTAAATGCGATACAGGGCTATTTAGAGTTTGTGCTTGGCGTGTATAAAACGGTGTTTAATACCATTGCGCGGCTGTGGAATAACACCATAGGCAAATTGTCGTTTACTTTCCCCGATTGGGTGCCGGGGTTGGGCGGCAAGGGTTTTAGCGTGCCCGATATCCCCATGCTGGCCAACGGTGGCATTGTGACCGGGCCGACATTGGCGATGATTGGCGAGGCAGGCCCAGAGGCGGTTATACCGTTAGACCGCGCCAGAGGCATTGGCAACGTCACCGTCAATGTCAATGGCGGGCTCGCTACCAGCGCCGAGATTGGGCAAGCGATTGTTAATGCGTTGCGCGCTTATAACCGTTCAGCGGGGCCGATAAACGTTGCGGTGGCGTAATGGCTGGCGTAGCAATAATTCAGTCAGGTGACTACAGCCTAAAAATCGATACCGGGTTTATCCAAGACGGTTTTACCCTTGATGACGCCATAAAAGGCGTTTTAGACAATGCCAATTACGTGCTTGACGGCACTACTGAATTTGCCGATGTTACTGAGGGCACGGTTGGCATAAACGTGAAACGCGGCCGCCGTGACAGTGGCGACCAATTCAGCGCTGGCACAATGTCATTTACCCTAAATGACACTTATGCTGACGGCGTATTTAACCCATTTGACACGGCCAGCCCGTATTACGACACCGCTCTAAGCAAACCGGGCTTGGCGCCATTGCGAGCCGTAGAGCTCATCAGATACGACAACGCCAACAGCCCCGAATATTTGTTTAAGGGCTACATAGTGAATTATGACTACAATTTTGCGCTCGGTAGCACCAACACAGTCACCGTCTTTTGTGCCGACCAATTCTATTTGCTGGCGCAAACCTATTTAGACCAATACAACGTGACCGCCGAAACGTCAGGCCAACGCATCACCAGCGTGCTGGCATTGCCTGAGGTTGATTACACCGAGCCAACCAATATTGCTATTGGCACGGTCGATTTGGGGCACGACAACAGCTACACCGTTGAGGCGGGCACCAACGTGCTGCAATATCTCAGCCAAATCAATGACACTGCCGAATTTGGGCGGCTATTTATGTCGCGTGACGGCGTGCTTACTTTCCAAAACCGCATAGGCAACACGCTCAGCGGCTCAGTAGTTGACTTTAACGATGACGGCACAAACACACCATTTGATACCGTTGGCATATCGTTTGAGGCTGACGCCGTAGTAAACCGCGCCGTGGTCACGGCCCTTGACGGCAAAACCGCTACTGACAGCGATTTAGCCAGCATTGCCGAATACTTTACGCAAACCACGTCAATTACAAACAGCCTTTTGCATGTGCAGGGCCAGATTGATGACGCGGCCGCATATTTGCTGAATGGCGAGCCTGAGGCCCGTTACACCGATGTGGGGGTTACTTTTGCGGCATTGACGGCTAGCGAGCGTGACGCCGTGGCTATTGTCGATATTGGCGACACAATCACCATACAAAAAACGTTCCCCAGCGGCACAGGCACTATGCAGCTGGCTCAAGAGCTGAGCGTTGAGGGCGTTGAGCACAACATTGATTTGGTGACCGGGCACCGCGCCACGTTTTTTACAGCCCCCACAACCATTGTTTATGAGCTAATTCTTGATGACGCCACATTTGGGTTGCTTGACACTAATGTTTTAGGTTGACATGGGCGCCAACGCACAAACCACCGTACCAACGTTTACAGCCGGGCAGGTTTTGACCGCCGCGCAACAGAATGACAGCGCGCGCACGGGTGTGCCCGTGTTCGCTACAACCGTCACGCGTGACGCTGGTTTTGGTGGCAGCGGAGAAAAAACGCTGGCAGAGGGTCAGCTGTGTTATGTCGAGGGCACCGGCCTGCAAACGTATAACGGCAGTACGTGGGTTACGTGGGGTGCGGCACCAACGAGCGGCTTGGCGTTGATTAGTAGCACCACGATTGGTAGCGCAGTATCAACGGTGACTGTTTCTAGCGCATTTAGTAGCACTTACGACAACTATTTTGTGTCGGTTAGCGGTGGCGTTGCAAGTCAAGACAACAACCTGACGATACAACTTGGCGCAACGAACACCGGGTACTACCAATGGCAAACATTTGGCGTCTACAGCAGCAACACTGTCAATGGTGACGCCGTGAACAACGGCTCATCTTTTACCGTTGGTCGAGGCAACGCAAACACGCTGCAAGCTGCAGCTTGGCTCATGGGGCCAAATCTCGCCAAACGCACGGTCTGTTTTGCACAACGAATTGGCGCCGCCACCACCTCAACCATTACCTTTTCGACTGTTGGCGCGTTTCAAGACAGCGACACGCAATTTACCGCGTTCACGTTGGGCACTAACGCTGGCACCATGACCGGCGGAACTATCCGTGTTTACGGTTTCCAGAACAGTTAGGCAACCTATGACGTACAAAATCCAAATTGACGACACCGTAAGAGACGCAACGCCGCAAGAGGCCGCCGCAATTGATGCGCAACGCGCCGACGCCGACGCGCAAGCCGCCGCCGCTGACGCTAAAGCCGCCGCGCTCGCATCAGCTCGCGCCAAGCTCGCCGCGTTGGGTTTGACGGCAGATGAGATTGCCGCATTTTTGGGGTAGCAATGGAACCCAGCGCCAAACTACAAACCGCCGACCAAACGCTTAAAGGCGCCATTATCGCGCTAGTTACGTATGTGGGTTATCGACAGGGCTGGGATATGCAACTAGTGGCGTTGGCTATCCCGGTTGTGTCTGGCGTAATGGCGTGGTTGTCAACGCTGATTGGTAACCGTAAAACGGCATGTTTGTTTGTCGCAAAAGACGACAACGCCGACCAGCCTGATGCCTAACCCATATTTGGCCAATAATGTCGCCGTCGCGACACGGCCGCTACCGGGTACAGAGAAATGGGCACAGCTCGCAAATCGATACAGCGGCGGCGCGCTGTGGAATAACGGCACGTGGGTTGTGCGTGATGTGCGCGGCAAGCCGGGGCAGGTCAGTAACCATGCGCGCGGCATTGCAATGGATTTGAGCTACAGGTACAGCGTGGCCACCAAAAAGGGTGTGCCTGACGGCCGCAAAAAGTCGCTGGAATTTATGCGCACATGCCTAAGCAACTATGACGCGTTGGGCATCATGCTGGTCATTGATTATTGGCCCCAGCCTTACGGCCGGTCATGGCGTTGCGACCGCGCCGGGGTTGGTGTGGTGCAACCGGCTCACGGTGAGGCATGGCAAAAACCGGCCAAACATACGTTTACGGGGGCGCCGGGCGGCGATTGGTGGCACGTCGAAATAACCCCCACAATGGCCCATAATGCCGACAAAGTGACTGAGGCGTTTAAGGCCGTGTTTGAGGTATCCACCACCACGGTGTAGGGGTTCTGTAGGGTCGCTATTACCGACAGAACGGGAGAAAACGAAATGGCTTATTTTGCACAAAAGGCCGTATTGGCCGTATTTGCCGTATGGGGCATATTTGTTGCCAGCGGCGCAAATATCGGGTCACCGGCACCAACCGACCCAATCGACATAGCCGCCCAATCGCCGTGGCTGGGCTGGGCACCGACCACCACAACCACCCCCGTGGTGGCGGTCGCCCGCCCAACCCCGGTGACCAGCACCACCGTGACCACTATTGCTGATTGCGGCGACGTAGAACGGCTGGCGGTGGCTCTAGGTTGGCCTATAAGCGAGCTAGAAACGTTTATACGCATCGTAATGGCCGAAAGTGCCTGCAAGCCGTGGGCACACAATTTGACCGACCCAAACGGCGGGTCTTACGGCCTGATGCAAATTAATGGGTTTTGGTGCATACCAAACCAATATTGGCCTATTGGTTGGCTGCAAGCTCATAGGCTGGTCGATAGTTGCGACGATTTGTTTAACGCCACACTCAACCTAAAAGCCGGTTTGGCGATATGGCATTTAACCGGGTGGCAGGCATGGAGTACGTTCTAGGGTGACAGAGCAACCGTTTACAGAACCGGGATTGACAGAGGAGACACGCAAACAAATCATGGCTGACATTGACAGACAAATACACCACGAATTAAACCCAGCATTAGAGGCCCACTACAAAGCATTTGTTGCTGTGGTCGATGAGATATTTAGCGGCGTCAAACGGCCACAAGAAACGTGGCTAATTAGGCAACTTAAAAACATGCGCGTTGACGCGCAACTAGCCGGGCTTGACCATGAGGCTGACGTACTCACGCAAGCCATTATCGAGCTGGGCGGCACCGTATGAGCAAAACCATGCAAATGACCGTAAATGGTCAACAATTAGAAATGTTTGTTAGCAGCGTAACGCTTGAGGGTTATAAAGAGTGCACGCTGTTGACCCCTATGGTGCGCAACACCGACCCAGACACGTCGCACAAGGCCGCCAAAAGCGCGCGCGTACGTGTCGGGTCACAGCAATGGCAACTATTGGCCGCCTATGGTCAGGCCGTCGATATGACCGCCGATGAGGCTGGCGTTGCCACAGGGTTGGCCAGCAAACCGGGTTGCTGTTATTGGCACCGTGTCAGCGATTTGCTTAAATTTGGTTACCTTGAGCCAACCGGCGAGCAGCGCGTTGCCCGGTCTGGCGAGCTGCAACGCGTCAACCGCATTACTGAAACAGGGCGCGCAAGGTTGGCTAGCCGTGGCGTTTGATTTGGGTAGTTATGAGCCGGTGGCGGCACGGCTTGAGCGTTGGCTACAAACACCCGCCGACCAACCCAAACGGGTACTAACCCATTTGGTGCACTACACAGACCAGCGTTGCGTTTTCAGGGCTGAGCTGTGGGTTGGCGACATGCTAATTGCGACCGGGTGGGCTGAGGAGACGCGCGGCGAGGGCTATGTTAATCAAACGTCACATTTTGAGAATTGTGAAACCAGCGCCGTTGGCCGTTCTTTGGCCAATGCGGGGCTGGCTGGGGGTGACCACACTAAACGGCCGTCGCGTGAGGAAATGCAAAAGGTTGCCCGTAGTCAATCACCGCGCCAGCAGCTTGATGACCCGTTCCCAAATGTGGTGAGCATGACCGGCAAGGCAACACAAAAGCAGCGTGACTACATCGGCGTGTTGCTGAATAAAAAGGTGCCTGACCTTGACGCGCGACCTGACTTTATGGTTGACGTGTTGGGCGAGAAATTGAGTGTGTCTGATTTGTCGCCGTCGCAAGCGTCAAAGCTCATCAAGGTGTTGACTGAGTTGCCATGACGCGCCGCTACGTGTGGACTATGGGCACCATTTTGGTGCTGTTGACGTTGGTGTTGCTGTGGCGTTGACCGACCTTGATGACATGCAGCAAACGCTTGACGTGTTGGCTAAAGCATTGACGTTGCTTGAGCGCATAGAAACTTTACGCGCGCAAAATGTTCTTATGTCGGTGCAGCTTGAGAAAAGCGCCGACCACATGACTTGGGCGGTTAGACGTTTGGCTAAAAAGGCTTGGCGCTACGCTTGCCAAATTCAGCAGCACATCGAATAACAATTTAGGTAAACCAATCTCATTGGTACGGCCGCCACGTGTCTAGGCGGTGTGGGTGCAAATCCCCGGCGCTTAACAGGCGTTAGTTAGCCCGTTAGATAGGCGTGCAAAGACCCTGCACGAAAACACGGGCTAGGGCTAGTGCGAGCTGAGCGAAAGTCAGCCGGTTAAGTGGGTGCCGGGGGCATTGCGCTTACATCGGTGCACAACACAAACAAACACAAACACCAAAACAAAACCAACTAACCTAAACACGTCAGATGACCCAACGCACAGCAACCGAGAGCAAGCCGCGCCAGCGGCGCGCTAGGACAACCGAGCGCAGCGAGGGCGTCAGGCAATGACCAGCCCATACGCCAGCATCGAATACCAACGCAACAGGCGGGCACTACTAGCCGACAACCCCCGGTGTGCCTACTGCCCAGCCCCAGCCACCACAGCCGACCACATCATTGAGCTAGACCGCGGCGGCGACCACTCACTAGAAAACCTAAGACCCGCTTGCCACCGTTGCAATAGCACTAAGGGCACCCGCTATGTAAATGCCAAGCGAGCACACAACATGCACCAACGTAATGAACACATGCGAAACATAGGGCGCCCCCTATCGACTGAAAACAAAACAAAAACCCAAAACGAAAACACAAAACAGATTTTTTATACGCAAACAGACATGACA